AACGTTTGAAGATGCAACAGAACCTAGTGGGGATCTAGGAGCATAAGTAAAGTAGGTGATTTCAATGTTCAAAATAGATGACGTTGAAGCCATTAAACAAGCGATACGCGTCGACCATGATTTCGATGATGACTTAATTATGGAAGTGTATTTACCAGGTGCGATTAACGAAATTAAAACAGCTGTATCTTTAAGGGAAGAAGATCAACCTTTTTATGAAAATAACGGATTGTTTAACCTTGCAGTATTGAATGTTGTAGCACATCACTACGATAACCGTTCAACTACTTCCAACGAACAAACTTTCGAAGTACCTGCATCTTCTGTAAAGCTCGTTCAGACATTAAGAAGTAGCTTGATTAAATGGCGTAAGGATAACATTGAGGTGATAGTCGATGAACCTTAACCAATTAGATTACAGAGTTACTTTTTATGAAGTTGTGAATGATGGTCCAGAAGCAGGAATGAATGAACAAAAAGAAATATACAGTTGTTTCGCTGGAATGTACGAACCAACACAAAAAGATGTACAGTTAGGTAATTTAGAACTTAGTAAAAGGTCAGTTACATTAAATATTAGAGATGCACAACCTCAATTTATACCAAGCTCAAAACACGTATTTGAGATAAAAAATGGTATGTATGCAGGGTTGTTTTTTAATGTCAAAAATGTAGCACCTGCTAAGTCGCCTAACTATGTCAAAGTGGTGGGTGAAGAAGAATGACTATGACATTGAAAGGTGATAAAGAAATAATCGCCTATTTAGAAACGAAATACGGTAAATCTGCTACTAAACGCATAACTGACTTTACACTAACTAAAGCTGGCAATAAAGTTGTAAGTATTATCAAAGGTAATATGAAAAGTTTTGAAGATACTGGAGAATCAGTAGAAGAAACTACACTTTCAAAGCCGATGACGATAAAAGGAGTAAGGGCCGTTAAAATTCATTGGCGAGGTCCTAAACAACGTTATCGTATTATCCACCTAAATGAATATGGTCACTTTGATCGTTCTGGAAAGTGGGTTAATACAGCTGGTAAAGGTGTTATTGAAAACGCTATGCGTGAAGGCAGAGAAACGTATTTCAGAACAGTAAAAGAAGAAATGAGAAAGAGGGTGTAATTTATTGGATGACATCACAATGAAAATATACGAAGCGATTATAGATAACAAAGAAATTATGAATCATGTTCAAAAGAACAATATTAAATTCTTTGATTATCCAAACGCACAAGAAATTAAAGATGTAGTGATTGTCATAGATCCATTAGATACACCTACACCTACTGATTTTGGTGATAATGATAATCTCACTTACGAATATTTTTATCAAATAGATGTATTTGTAAAACAAAAACAAGGAGTAAACGGACGAGTCCTATCAGATAGGCTCGTTTTTTTATTGCAAAGAATGATGTGGGAAGTATTGGGATTTGGCGAAACATCTTCCGTGAAACCCGAATATATCAAGGAATTCAATATCTACCGACAAGCTAAACGGTTTGAAGGTAAACAATATTTTAATTTATAGGAGTGTTTTAATATGGCAGAGAAAAACTATCGTTCATTTACAGGGTTAACAGAATTTTATTATAAAGTGCATGGTGAAGGTGGCGTTCAAAAAGTTGCTGATCCAGAACGCATTAAATATTTACAAGAAATTTCAGTATCCAAAGATCAAGACATCGAAAAAGCATATGGTGATAACCAAGTTGCAGAAATGGCAGTTGCTAACGGAACAATTGAAGTAGAAGCTGGTTTCCACAAACTACCATTAGAGGACAGAGTTGCATTGTTCGGATTAGAAAAATCAGAGGACGGCATCGTGTCAGTTGGTAACGATACACCACCATATGTAGCTGTTATGTTTGCGAAAACTATGGAAGATGGTTCACGCGAGTATGTGGGATTACCTAAAGGATTATTCACATTCCCTGAATTAGAAGGTAATACCAAAGAAGATGGCGTAGAATTCAGTTCTGACTCTACTAAAGCTGAATTTATGCAAGCTAAAGTTAAAGGCTTTGAAGAAGAAAAAGCAATGTTGTTAGGTCACGATGCAAAAGGCACAACTGTTATGAAAGACGCTATCTGGGAAGCTATCTTCGGCGAATCTGCACCAAGCAGTAATTCAGAAGGAACTAGCGATGCAGAATCAGAATTAGGCGCATAACTTACAGGAGGTTTGATTATGGCTAAAAAGAAATATGAAGTATTACACGATTTTATTGATTTAGAGGATAAGAATAAATTTTATGAGGCTACAGGCACTTATCCTAAACCGGCAAACAAAAAAGTGTCTCACGATCGTATATTAGAGCTTTCTACAAGCAACAACAGACGTGGAAAAGCGTTAATCAAAGAATTAGAAGAATAACTATTATCGAGGACTTCGTGTCCTCTTTTTATTTGCAAATAAAAATCAAAGGAGCAATTATAAATGGCTAAACGTAATTTTATTAAATTAGTACAAGTAGACAAAAAAGGTAACGCAGTAACAGATACAGAAGGCAACGCAAAATACGATACATTCATTACACCTACACAAATTCCTTTCCGTAAAATCTATGATGCAGCTGATTTAATGGACGGTGCATCAGACGAAAACACTTCTGCACAAGAGAATATCGACCAAATGTTAGACATGGTGGTTGATATCTACAATAACCAATTTACAAAAGATGACTTATTAGACAGATTACACGCACCAGACGCAGTAGAAGAATTACAACAACAAATTCAATTTATTGCACAAGGTCAAATGGATGAAGAAAGAAAAAAGGAACTAGCGAGAATCATTTAAATTCCATCTCTTACAAAGAACATAAAGAAAATATGAAGAAACTCATGCTGCAAATGATGAAGGAAGGCGGTAAGGATATTAACGATATTTTAGATATGCCTTTTGCATTTTTCATGGAGTTAGTTGACGAAAGTAATAAGAAAAACGTCAAGAAAACAAACAGTATGATCGACGCGTTCATGTAATACATTTTATAAGTAAGGAGGTGGAGTGATGGCAGAAAGAATAAAAGGGTTGCAGATTGACCTATCTATGAAGGATATGGGCGTTCAACGTAGTATTTCGGAAATAAAACGTAGCTTTAAAGGATTAAACGCTGACTTAAAACTATCTAACAACAACTTTAAGTATTCCGAAAAAAGTTTAAATTCATATAAGTTAAGAACTAGAGAATTATCGCAAGCAGTCAAAGAATCTAAAGCTAACGTTGCAGCGTTGAAAGCAAAATACCAAGAAGCAGCAAGAGCATCTGGTGTGAATAGTAAAAAAGCTGCTCAATTAAGGCAGGAATATAGTCGACAAGCTGACAATCTTAATTATTTACAAAACGAACTCGACCAAACACGTGGCAAATACAGAGAAATGATTGCAGTAAGTAAATCATCTGTCGGTAGACTTGGGCAAGCATTTTCTGAAATAGGACCTAAGATAAGATCCATAGGAGATTCAATGAAGTCAGTCGGGCGTAACATGAGTTTACACATTACTGCACCAATTGCAGCAGGTTTTGGCGCTGCGATGAAGAAAAGTATAGACTTCGACGATACCATGCGTAAAGTAAAAGCCACATCTGGTGCTACTGGAGATGAATTTAACCAACTTAGAACAAAAGCACTTCAAATGGGTCGAGATACTAAATTCACTGCTTCGGAATCTGCTGAAGCGATGAACTACATGGCACTTGCAGGTTGGGACACCAAAGATATGCTAAAAGGTATTGGTGGTGTAATGGATTTAGCTGCCGCATCTGGTGAAGATTTGGCAAGCGTGTCTGATATTGTAACCGACAACTTAACTGCATTTGGCATGAAAGCTAAAGATAGTACTCACTTTGCTGATGTTTTGGCTCAAACGAGTTCGAAAGCTAATACTGATGTACGTGGTTTAGGTGAAGCGTTTAAATACGCTGCTCCAGTTGCTGGTGCATTAGGTTACTCTGTCGAAGATACATCAATAGCTATTGGTTTGATGTCTAATGCTGGGATAAAAGGTGAAAAAGCCGGCACAGCATTAAGAACAATGTTTACCAACCTTTCTAAACCAACAAAAGCAATGAAAGACGAAATGGATAAACTAGGAATATCTATTACTGATAGCAACGGTGAAATGTTACCTATGAGAGATGTAATGGACCAGCTTAGAAATAAGATGGGCGGTTTATCCAAAGACCAACAAGCAGCCGCAGCTAGTACAATATTTGGTAAAGAGGCCATGAGTGGTGCATTAGCAGTTATCAATGCGTCAGACGAAGATTATAAAAAGCTAACTAAATCCATAGACGGCTCTAAAGGTGCTTCAAAAAGAATGGCTAAAGAAATGGAAGGCGGTATTGGTGGCGCAATGCGTAAAATGAAATCGGCAATTGAAAGTTTAGCGATTTCATTAGGTGATGCATTAGCACCAATGTTATATAAAGTTGCTAAATGGATTACATCATTAGCGAATAAGTTTTCTAATTTACCTACTGGCGTTCAAAAAACGATAGCAGTTGTAGGATTACTCGCCGCAGCTATCGGTCCACTATTAATGGTATTTGGTGTTATGGCATCAACAATTGGAACTGCTATAACAGTATTAGGTTCTTTAATGACGAGTATGAGAACACTATCATTTTTATCTAAAACCAGTGCAGCAGCGACTGGTATTTGGAATGGTGTTACTGCTACTGCTCGTGGTATCGCAAATGGCTATAGATTAGCAATAGCAGCTTTAAGTACATCTCAAACTATACAAGCTTTGAAAACTAAAATTGCTGCTGCTGCAACAACGGCTTGGACTGCAGTTACTAAAGGTGCAGCTTTAGCAACTAAAGGTTTAGGATTAGCTATAAGATTTATGACTGGGCCTATCGGTATAGTTATTACAGCCATCGGATTATTAGTAGCTGGACTTATTCATTTATGGAAAACAAATAGTTCGTTTAGAAATAGTGTGATTAATGCTTGGACTGCTATTAAAAATGCAGCGGTAGCCATATTTGGTTTTATCAAACCTTATATTATTAATATTTGGAACGCAATTAAAAACTCTACAATTGCCATTTGGAACGCGATTAAAAAAAGTGCTGTAATAATATGGAACGCTATTAAATTTGCTGTTCAACATCCTATTCAAGCGTTAAAAAATATTTTATCTGCTTTATGGAACGGAATGAAAGCAGCAGCAATTAAAATATGGACGTTACTTAAAAATGGTGTAGTTGCAATAATTAAAGCTTATGTTAACCAAGTTAGATCTAACTTTAACTTAGTCAAACGGATTGTGGTAACTATATTTAATGCTATTAAAGCATTTGCCATTAAAGTATGGAATATTATAAAAAATGGCATATTAAATATTGTAAGAGCTTTAAGAAGTGGTGTAACTAATACATTTAATGCATTAAAAAATGGTATATCAGCTATATTTAACGCAGTTAAGAATTTTGCTATTAAAGTTTGGAATGCTATTAAAAATGGTGTTATAAACCGAGCTAAAGGACTTTGGAATGGTGTTCGCAATACATTCAATGCGCTTAAAAAAGGAGTAACTGCAATATTTAATGCAGTGAAAAATTTTGCTCTAAAATTATGGACTTCTGTTAAAAACGGTGTAGTAAATAGAGCTAAAGCTTTATGGTCTGGTGTGAAAAATACATGGAATGGTCTTAAAAAAGGCACTACTAACACATTTAAAGCTGTAGGAAGTTTCATGAGTAATAAATGGAACAGCATCAAATCTGGAACAGTAAATAAAGCTAAAGCTACTTGGTCAGGTGTCAAAGGTGCTTGGGGATCACTTAAAAAAGGCACTCATAACACCATGTCGGCTGTTGGTGGTTTCATGAGTAAGAAGTGGAATGGAATTAAAAGCACTACTGCTTCTATTGTTAATAGTATGAAGTCCAAAGTTATGGGCGTCATGAATAAAATGGGTAGTGGCATTAAAACAGTTACCGGTAAAATCGGTAATTTTTTTGGCGGAATGGTTAAAGGCGTTAAAAAAGGATTGAATAAATTGATCAGTGGCGTTAACTGGGTTGCTGATAAATTAGGTATGGAGAAAATTGACCCTATTAAACTTTCTACTGGTACACAATCTACACATACTCAACGTTATGTTACTAATGGTAAAATTAACAAAGATACAATGGCAACAGTAGGAGATAGAGGTAGAGGAAACGGTCCCGGTGGATTCAGACATGAAATGATTGAGTATCCTAACGGTAAAACGACTATTACCCCTAATAGAGACACAACTACATTCTTACCTAAAGGTTCTAAAGTTTATAATGGCACACAAACTCATGCGATGCTATCCCAAATGCCTCGTTTTAGTATAGGTTCAGCAATCAAAGAAAAAGCTGAATATATGCTTGAAAATGGTAAAAAAGCTGTAAAAAGCACAGTTGGAAAAGGCAAAGACTTAGGAGGAAATGCAGTAGACCAAGTTAAGAAAGTTGGTTCTGAGGTTGCGGTTAAAGCTAAAAAGGTTGGAAGTGCAGTTATATCAGGTATAGGAGATGTATTTGATTATATAGGACACCCCGGTAAGCTAGTTAACAAAATTTTTGACAAAGTTGGGTTTAACTTTAATTTTCTTAAGGATGCACCTTTACCTTTTGATTTAATGCAAGGAGCCTACAAGAAATTAAAGAGTGGCGTTAAATCATTATTTGACGAATGGCTTAATGATGCCGGTGGCGGCGATGGATCGTCCTTTACTAAGTTTCCAATTACTACAGGGTATTATCCTAATGGTGGTGCTCCTGGCTATAGTTTTGGTGGAGGTCATCATTACGGTATTGACTTTGGCGCCCCATATGGTACAACAATCAATGCTACGAATAGTGGACAGTTAGGTGAATTGCATAACTTTGGCGGAGGGCTTGTTGCAAGACTTTTAACAGGTCAATTCACATTATTCTTTATGCACTTATCTAAAATACTGAAACACGGTAAAGTACAGGCAGGAGAACCTATAGCTAAAACAGGTAATAGTGGTAACTGGACTACTGGTCCTCACTTACATTTCCAAGTTGAAAAAGGTAGACATAATGATATTACTAACCAGAATACTGTAAACCCACTCAAGTGGCTCAAAGGTCACGGTGGTGGAAAAGTTGGTGGTAGTGGTTCTGCAAACGCACGTAGAGCAATTCAAAGAGCACAATCTATTTTAGGTGGACGTTATAAATCGTCTTATATTACCGAACAAATGATGAGAGTTGCCAAACGTGAATCTAATTTCCAGGCGGGAGCAGTTAATAACTGGGATAGCAATGCTAGAGCCGGAATACCTTCTAAAGGTATGTTCCAAATGATTGAACCATCTTTTAGAGCATATGCTAAACCAGGACACGGAAACATCTTAAATCCAACTGACGAAGCTATATCTGCTATGCGTTACATTGTAGGTAAGTGGGTACCTATTATGGGGAGTTGGAGAAGCGCATTTAAACGAGCTGGTGACTTTGCTTATGCTACAGGCGGAGTTATTAATACCTCGGGAATGTATCAACTTGCTGAAGGGGGTTATCCAGAAATTGTAATCCCTACAGATCCAAGCAGACAATCAGATGCGATGAAATTGTTACATCTTGCTGCAAGTAAAATTAGTGGAAATAACAGAAATAAACGACCTAACCAATTACGTACACCTAGTGTTACTAGTAATACAGTTGATAATGCAGAATTACTACTACAAATGATAGAAAATCAACAGAAACAAATAAACGTGTTAATGGAAATAGCACAAAGTAATAAAACTATTGAAAAACAACCGAAAGGTTTTTCAGAACGCGATGTAAGTCAGGCACAAGGTTCAAGGTTAAGACTCGCTGCTTATAGCCAGGGAGGTTTATAAATTGGAAAATAAAAAAGTAAAAATATTTAACGATCATTTCGAAGAAACACTAACGGATATTCCTCATCTTAAGTTTCTAGAATTTGAAGAAGAAGATTTAGATAGGAAGTCCAATCAGATTGAAGTTAATGGTAGCGATGGCGTTTTACAAGGACCGATGAATTTCGGTCCTTTCAATTTGATACTGAGATTTTCATATAAAGGCACGGATTATAAAGAATATAGATTAGCAAAAGAAAAGTTACGTCAATTGATAAATAGGAGAGATCCTTATTTCGTATGGCATTCAGATATGCCAGGTAAAAAGTATGCAGTTATACCAGAGGGTGTCAGTAATGAAAACTTAACAAGTCAATTCGGACTTATTGAGGTGACTTATTCTGTCTACAAAGGATATGCAGAATCATTAAAAGATACTTCTGAATTTAGTTGGACTGATGAAAGTTGGCAATTTGAACAAGGTGTTATAGGAAGTGATGAAGTTAAATATAAACACAATATTCGTTACTTTAAAATATTTAACGGTTCTAAAGATACCATTAACCCTTTATTAAGACACAAATTAAATATTAATTGCACACTTACAGCACCTTATGGATTTGAAATCGTTAATCTAACCACAAATGATATATTTGAATATAAAAAACCTCTCAAAAAGCGTAATACGGTTTCTATTATAGGAGTGCATCCTTATATTAATAATAAAAGAGTTGGTAAAGACACAAATTATGATTTTATTACTTTAGCGCCGGGTTGGAATGAAATTTTAATTAGAGGTCACAATATATCCAATAGTCCTAAAACAGAATTTATATTTAATTACATCTATAGGTAGGTGAGAATATTGGAAAATCTAATATTTATGAATAGAGAAGGGACATTTTCGGAAATTGTTAATGACTTTGACTTTGGTTCCTTTAAATATGAATATGAACAAAATAATGAGCGATCCATATCTCTCACTGCTTATAAAACTAATGTTAACGCGGATATATTTGATAGTTTGATTAATGAAAATTATTTAATTTGGAAGGGTCAGAAATATGTCATTAAATCGACTGAGCTTAAGTATGAAGAAGGTGTAATACTTAATGAAATTGAGGCTAAGCATATTTCTATGGAATTTCAAAATCATTATGTACCTAAAGATTTAGATGATGAGTCACTGAATGATGAAGATGAGACTGAAGCAAAAATTTCCATGAAAGTTAAAGAGTACCTTGATTTTGCATTCAAAAATAATAAACTTAATTTCGATTATAAGTTACATGGAAGATTTAATGAGAGTAAATATATTGAAGAGTTAGGAGATAAAAACGGTTTAGAACATCTTATTGAAGGTGCTGAGCATTTTGGCTATATATTTTTTGCTGATAATAAAACTTTCCATATCTATACACCTGATAATTTTTATAAAAAATCAGATGAAATATTAGTTTATAAATATAATAATAGTTCGGTTTCGGCTAAAACAATCACAACTGAATTACGCACCTACATTCAAGGATATGGAAAGAAAAAGTCAAAATCCGAAACGAAAAACTATAAACCTATAAAACCTAAAGACTTCTCATACTCTGGAAATTTTAATAAAGAAGGGACTTGGTCTACTGAACATATAGGAGATTCGTTTTATAAGACATTTGATTGTAAGTGGGGGAATGAAACCTTAACTTGGAATCTAAAAAAAGGACCTAAAGGTGGAATAATCGAAGTATTTATTGATGATAAGTCCAAAGGGATTTTTGATTGTTACAGCGCTCATGCTTCGACGCAAAAAGTGATTTTAGCTAAAGGATTATCAAAAGGTAAACATTCTTTTAGAGGAGTTTTTAAGTCGAAAAAAACTGGTATTGATTATAAGAAGTCTAATCCAGTCATGTATGTTGGTACGAGTAAAAGTAATGTTTTAAATCTAACTGCAGTTCTTAAAGGCAAAGATATTTATCATGTATATGCTGAATATAAGTCTCCATATTATAAGCAATATGGTAAATCAGAAGCCCCTACAATATATGATGATAATATTACAAATCAATCAGAGTTAAAGAAGAAATTAAAAGAAACGCTTGATGATATTCCAACAATCGAAGTAGCAACGAATTATTTAGGATTAGAAAGTATTCATGAAAATAATACTATTCGATTTATTCACAAACCTATCGGATTTAATACTGATTTAAAAGTTGTCAAACTTACTGAATATCACCCCCTTGTTTCGCAGCCTATTGAAGTGGAATTCAGTAATGCTCAGAAAGATATTATACAAATGCAATCACAGTTCAATCGTATATTAAGAAAGGTTAATAATCTTATGAAAAAAGGATTCAAAACTAGTGACTATTCTTTAAATGTGTTAGAGGAATATAACGAAACAGTAGGAAGTGTATTGATTGATGAGTAAAGAAGTATCGATAAGATATCTACAAGATAGAGATGGAGAAGAATATTTTCCAGTCACGCATATAGAGGCAGTCATCGGTTTAGGTGTTTACTTAGACAAAATAGAAAATTTGAAAAAAGAAAATGAAGAACTCAAAAAAAGAATATCTCATCTGGAGAAGGAATAAAAGGAGGTTCATAAAATGTTATTAACTTTAGACTTTCCTATTCAAATAGGACACACATTTAGAACCAAGATGATAAATAATTTTAGAACAATACTTAATTATTATAATGAACTAGATCATCAGCATCGCGCACACACAGAAACTAAGCATCATGCACATCAAGCCATGCAGGTTGATTATAGAAATACAAACGTTTCTGCATTTTTGGATTATCTTAACGGTAATATTAATGGGCTTGTTTTAGGAGCAAATGGAGACGGTATAGCTGAAACAAAACAAGCCAGAGTATCAATAGATGGTACCGTGCACCCTTTGTTGCAAGAAAGACTGCTTCATGACTTTTTAGGAATTAACAGAAAATTAGATAAAGAAATACATTCTAATGGTGCAGTTGACTTTATTTGGAATCCTCCATATATACCAGGAAATAGATTAGGAGAAAATAGAACACCAAATAATTGGGAACCAGAAGCCCATATTGAAGCATTTTTAAACCCCTTAGTTGATAATCAATACGTTACAAAAGAAGTTATCGGAGAAGATACATCAGGAAAATATAATGTGTACAAATTTACGTTTGAACCACAAAATTACAATAAAACGTTACTTATTACTTCATGTATACACGGTAATGAAACTACTGGATTTTTTGATATGTGCCATATACTCAACCTATTGGTCAATCAGTGGGAAAAGTACCCTCAATTAACTTACTTAAGAAAAAATGTACGTTTAATTTATGTTCCTATGGTTAACCCGTGGGGATTCGCAAATCAAAAAAGAGAGAATGTGAACAATGTAGATTTAAACAGAAATTTTGATTATAACTGGAAGGCAGGTAAAGGGACAGATCCTGATAAATCTAACTTTAAAGGTAAAAGTCCTTTTTCTGAAAAAGAATCACAAAATATGCGTAGCTTAGTTCAACGTATAGATAATTTGACTGCTCACTTAGATTTGCATGATATTATTTCAGTAAATAATGATTACTGTTTATTTTATCCTCGTTGGGCCAATCAAAAAAATAATAATATGACTCATCTCATTAACAATTTAAAAAGTAACGGAGATCTCGTTGTTTGGGGCTCCAGTACATTATCATCTTTTAGTAATTGGGTAGGTATCCGAAATAAAACAACGTCATATCTTTCAGAAATAAATGAGAAACGTGTCGGTGAAAAGAAAAGTCCCGAAGAAATGAGACGTTCAGTACGCTGGGTAGGTAATGTAATTTTTAGAATGGCACAATTTGAATCTTATCAAAATGGTCAAACATCTTTAGATCCTTTCATTAAAGTGATGGTATATGATGATAGATTTAACAATAAAACGTCTGAAGTCATTACCCTACGTGCAGAAAGGAATGAATGGCAACGTATAATGATGAGTCAGCAGCGTTTCAAGGTTTTAGCAAATGGATTTGTAGAGCTCTATGGATATGTGACTATAAACGTTGATAGAGATGTCACAGTCGGGATTAGTCCTAATATTGTTCAGAATTATCATCCATTCTTTGGGTTTAATAAAAGTAGAAAACGTAATTTATTTTCGATTGAACATAGACTAAACAAAGGAAATACAACTTTCCCTATTTACGCTGCTGCTGGAGTTCAAATGTCGACGATTACTGAACCAGGCACAAAACGTACTGATACAGTAATGCCGGTATTAGATGTTAAGAAAAAAGGTGCTGGTATTGTAACAATCAAACAAATTAAATTATTTGCGAAGTTCACTCCTACACATTCTGCTAATTCCATTCAGATATTAAAATCTGGAGAATACGGTAATCTTAAAGAAGATACGTTCACACAAATTTACCCTAATACTATGTACGATGATGATTTAAGAAATGTTATAAATGGGGAGGAAAAATAATGGAATTAAAAAAGATTGGTAAAATTGAAGTTAAAAACGAACCTTACTTAAAACCGATATCTGATGAAGGTATCGGTTTTTATAACTTAGATGATAAAACTGCTGTTTTAAGGTTTTATGTGACTAAAAACAAAAAGCCTTTATTAATTAGTGAAGAAAACACTGAAACGTACATATATCTTGAATCCTCTAACGGTTTTAATCAAATAGTTGAAAATGTACGTTTTATTGATCCTTTAGATGGTGTTATTGAAGTAACCATACCTATTGAGTTCTTACAAGCTTCAACGAATACAACTGTCATAGGTCAAATATATATTTCGATTAACCATCGAAATCAGGTAGATAACGACAAATCATCAACTGCAGTTTTAACTGAATTTGAATTCGAAGTGGGTGATGCAATAATAAATAAAATTAATGGTGCAACTAAAATTAAATATATCCGTATGTTTGATGAATTAAAAAGACAAATTAATGCACGAGCCACTGATATACAAGAACAATTAGATAATTTAGAAGATTACGTTGTTAAAGTGAAAGATGCAAGTGATGAAGGAATTACAAAGATTCAGATTGAAACAAAAAAGGGATTAGACATACTCAATCAACAACATAGTAAAAGTTTAAAAGACGTCGAGGAATCTCTTAACGCGGCTAAAAATACAATTCAAAATCTTTATGAAGAATATGACAACGAAATTGACACAAAAGGAAGTCAATATTTAAAAGATTTAAGAATCGAAATTAGGAATATTGAAAATGTGTTAAGTCAAGAGGGATACGTCACAATTGATGAACATCGTAAAATCATTACTGAAATACAAGAAAAGTTGCCTGAATCTTCAGATTGGATTGAATATGATTTAATTAATGGAGCTATAAAAAATAGACATTATAAAGCTGAAGGACAAAATGGTTTTAATTGCGCTTATAAAATCATTCAACATCAAGACTACAAGGAAGTGATTTTAAGAATTAACGCTGACAATTTTAAAAGTGGAACTGCTATAGCTAAGTTACCTAGTGAACTAATTACAAGTACGCAAACTGCATTCCTCAGAACGGTGCCTGTTAAAGCTTGTGGTGCTCAATTAACTATTGAACCTAATGGAGATGTTAAAGTTTATATTTCTCAAAGCGATCAGTGGTTAGTAAGTCGTGAAGCTTATATTTATGGAGAAATAAGAATGATAGATAAAGGAGGTGAATAAAGTGATGGATACTTATAAATCTATGACTGAACTTGTGAGAAATGAAAAAGAATGGATGATTGAGACGCAAGATAGAAATAGTAAATCACTTATAACTGCTATACACGGAGGCGGTATAGAGTGTGGCACTTCTGAATTAGCGTTATTGGTTGCAGAATTATCGAATTCAAACTATTTCACTTTTAAAGGTTTAAAACCGAAAAACAATAGAACTCTACACGTCACTTCAACAAATTATGATAACCCCAATTTATTATATTGGAATCAATTTATGAATGTAACGATAGCCATACATGGTTATTCAAGCAGTGAAGCGAATAGTTATATTGGTGGACTAGATGAAAGACTTATATCTCTTATTACTCACAATTTAAAAGTTTCAGGTTTTAATGTGGAAGCCGCTCCTGACAGAATTGCTGGCAGAGAAATTAATAATATAACTAACAAAAATGCCTATGGCATGGGTGTACAGATTGAAATATCGACTCAACAAAGAAAAGAATTTTTTAGTCGAAACGATTTTAGTCAAAAGAATAGAGAAAATACACATAATTGGACAGAAGATATGTATTATTATGCTAATGCTATTTGTGCTGCACTTAATGATAGAAAGTGGGTAGAAACATGAAGAAAATACACCGTATGACTGAAATGGAATATATTAATGTTATTTCTTTATTATTTATTGGAACAATAGGTATGGCTCGAGGTTCTTTTTTTATATTTGCTTCTGAAACTCAAGTCGGTAAAAGCCCATTGTATAGCAGTATTAATGAAATAATACCCTTAAGTATTTGGGGTATCCCATTCTTTATAGGAGGATTATGTTTAGCAATTGCAGCTATGGCTTTGCCTTATAGGAATATTAACAAAGTTTATAGTATCACTCTTATTTTAGGAGGGATTATTTGTTCTGTGTTTTTCTTTGTCATTACGTTAGCTGGTATTAGTGATTCTTTAAATTGGATGTCACCTCTTATTTACTTTTTAACTACTTTATCGTGTGGTGGTTATGCTTACTTTGGAGTGTTGCATTATGCCAAACAATGAGTTACCTCAAAGTTACTATGACGATAGGGATGCGATTCATAAAAGAATAAGAGAAGTCGATGAAAAACATACGAATAATTATAACAATTTAAGTGTGCTATTAGCAGAATTTAAACCTACACTTAATCAAATGGTTGAAGCAACTAAAGAGATGAGTACTGAACAGAAAAAGACAAACCAACAAATCATAGAACAAGGCCAACGATTGTCTGTCGTCGAAAAAGATGCTCAAATGTTTAGGAAACACTTAAGTCAAGAAGAACAAGAAGCAAAAGAAAAAGGTAAAGAAAATAAAGAGTTTATTTTAAAAGCTACAGGTATATTTGTTGGTGGAGGTGGTGTGGCTTGGCTTATCCATCCATTGTTCGACTTTTTAAAAAATATAATTAATTAAAATGGTATTTAAAGAAAAACATAATAAAACATATATCACTTTAAAATCTTTCAACTGTGTAAGTTTAAAATGTCATTTTGTAAGATTAGATAAAAGTAACTTTCATTAGAATCTTCTACAATTAAATTGTAATTAAATTAAAGGAGAGTTCATTAATGAGAGAGTTGAAAATTTTATTAATTCCTGTAGTAGTCATTATATTATTAGTAATAGGATTACTTTTCGGATTGAGACTTTACGGTGATCATCATCCAAATAATGAAAATGTAAAAAGTTTGAATATGAAGAACCCTCTTGAGCCGACAAAAGAATATTATGTAAAAACTACTAAACCAGTAAAAGAAAAGCCTAAAAAAGATGAAGACCAAACTCATGTATACAAAACAACAGGTTATGATAAAAATGGTAATAGTAAAAAAATTAAATATGTAGGGATGAAAAGATTAAAACTCAATCACTATTTAAAAATTAAAAAAAATTAGATACAGTGAAAAGTTATGAAGAAGTTAAAAAAGAGGATATTCCTAAAGAAGCAAGTAAACATTTAAATTAATAAATTAGAGTCTGGGACATGAATCCTAGGCTCTTTTATTTTGCTAAAAAGGAGATGTATTTTTTGAAAATTAACTGGATTAATCGTTTTAAAAACGGAACAACACTAACAGCTTTAGTTGGTGCAGTATTATTATTTGCTAAACAAGTAACGGAAACATTTGGTATAGATATATCAAGTGAACTTGAAACAATCAGTAGTATTCTGGGAAGTGTTATTACAATACTTGTAGCTTTAGGTGTTGTTACAAATCCTAACACTAAAGGAATTGCTGATGCCGGCATTGACTTAGAACTAAATAAACCGCGAAATCAAGAAACGCAACCTGTACAGTTTAAAAGTGAGTCAGGCGCAGTAAAACCTGAAGTTTTCGACACTAATGAACCATTTACTGATGATTCTGATGAAGAAGTATTTGAATTTGATAATGGTGGAGGAGGAGCTCCAGATGAAAACACAATCTCAAATCAATAAACGTTTAAGAGATTATAAAAAAGGTGTAGTAGATAGTCCATACCGAGTTAAACGTTGGACGAGTTATGACGCTTCTTTTGGTGCTATGGAACCAGGTTGCATTGATAAAGACCGTGCTTATCACGCACAGTGTATGGACTTGGCGATAGATTATGTAATGTGGTTAACTGATAATCAAACAGAGATGTGGGGCGATGCTAAAAGCTCTATAATAAACAAATTCCCTAAAGGGTGGAAGATTGTAGAGAACAAGCCATCTACAATACCTAAAGAGGGTTGGATTGCAGTATTTACAAGTGGTACGTATGCTCAATATGGACATATCGGTATTGTATACAATGGTGGTAATACTACCAGTTTCCAAATTTTAGAACAAAATTGGAATGGTTGGGCAAATAAAAAACCTAGTTTACGATGGGATAACTATTATGGTTTAACACACTTTATTGTTCCACCGGTAGCAAAAGAAATAGAAGAACCTAAGAAAGATGTAAAATCAGCTCCTAAACAGTCAATTAAGAAAAGCAGTAGCATCAAAGTTAACACTAATCATATAAAAGGCTGGACTATGACTAAAAGAGGCCGTAAACCTAAAGCTGTAGTTATTCATAACGATGCTGGTACCATGAACTCAAAACAATACTATAAAAATCTAGTAAACGCTGATTACAATAGATTAGCAAGAGGTATAGCTCACGCATACGCTGATAGAAACGGTATTTGGGAAGCTATATCAGAAGATAGAATTGCTTGGCATGTATCAGATGGTGTTCAACCAGGTTCTGGTAATTTTGAATTCTACGGAATCGAAGTTAACCAATCGATGTATGCCGGAGATAGAGATTTCCTTAAAAACGAACAAGTTGCGCTTAAATTTGCAGCGCATAAACTTAAAAAGTGGGGGTTGCCAGCTAACAGAAATACTGTTCGTTTACACAACGAATTTAGTTATACAGCTTGTCCTCATCGTTCTGCTAAATTACATGCTGGTATTGATCCAACAAAACAAGCATGGACTAAGGCAACACAACTTAAGTTAAAAGATTACTTCATTAAGCAAATTAGGGCATATATGAAAGGCGATACACCTAAGGTTACTACAGTTAAAAATAAACCTGGCAGTGCTTCTACGCCTGCTAATAGACGAGATATGAATGGTTGGAAAATCAATAAGTATGGAACTTATTACAAATCAGAAGTAGCTCATTTTACGCCAAACACGCCTATTAAAACTCATTATGTTGGACCGTTTAGAAGTTGTCCTGTGAGCGGTGTATTACAGCCAGGTCAAACAATAAAATACGACACTGTATGTAAACAAGACGGCCATGTTTGGATTAGTTATACAGCATACAATGGCAAAGATGTGTGGTTAGCAGTAAGAACATGGGACAAAAATACAGATAGCTTAGGTAAGTTGTGGGGGACAATTAAATAATTGTGGTATAATAAAAGTACCACGTCATTATACAGGGTAGTCCTAGCGACTGCCCCTATTTTTTTATGTCTAGAAATAATTATGACAAAATACATAAAAAGTATTGCATTATGCCAAAAGGCATAGTATAATATATTTAGGAGGTGAGGGAATGAGGATAAAAATAAAAGCACCCAAAAGCGTAAAATGCTCAATCAAAGTAAACTTGGTCGTTCTACAATTTGAGCTAGCTTTTGAGTACTAAACAGTTGAGGGGTTCGCCCCTCTTCAATATAAATATAACATAATCCTCATTTCAAATATATGAAAATAAACATTCGTAAATCAACAAAAAAAGAATTTGTAACTGGTTTAATAGCATGGACGGTAATTATAGTTTTAATCTTGGTGGTGTTCAAATGAGAGAACTAATCCAAAAGTTATTAGACAGTAAATTAAGTAGTTTGCAAATAGCTAAAGAAACTGGAGTACCACAAAGCACAATATACCGAATGAGAAGTAAAGAACGATCATTGGATAATTTAACATTAAAAAATGCAGAGTTGTTAAGTGAATTTGCAGAAATACTATTTAATAGCGAGGATGATGAAAAACAAAATTTATTAGTAAAACGTGCAAGTATCAAAGGTATGTTAGCTAACTTAGAAATGTCTAATGAAGAAGCGCAAAAGTTAGAAGAAGAATTACATGATATTGAGGTTAACCTAGATGAACTAAACCGATAATATGCTATAATAAAAAGTATAATTTCAAACTAATACTATATTCTAAACCACGTTCTTATGAGCGTGGTTTTTATATGTGTGTTATGTAACAAACACTACGGCTATAGTTACATAACACACATTAAAATATAAAATGTACTTTCTTTATATTAACAGTATTTGTGTTACTATTATTATTTTTTTCTCTTGGTATAAATTCGATATCTATTTTATCAACAGAACTTAATATAAGTTTTTCTTTTTCTTTAATGGTTAATGTTTTCCAACCCTCAATAATAAAGTTTCCAATAGATTTTATTTGTTTTTCGTCTATTTCTTGAACTGTTCCCTTATTTTCTTCACGCTTAATATCCTCTAATTGTCTTTGTGTTTCCTCCATTATTATTTTAAATTCTTCTTCTTCTACGTATCCCATTGTATACGCACGCAATAACTTTGTTCTTTGCTCCTTTATTCTTTTCTTATCGCCTTCTATATTAATTTCTTCTTTCTTAGGTCTGTGTATTTCAAATCGAGTTAAGTCCATTTTCTCTAATTCTTCAATGAATTTATTCTCTATTTCACTTTCGTTAAAAGATATATTTCTGGAATATTTATCACGATGGCACTTGTCACAAGTATAACGTCTGACATTATAAGATCTACCATTTTTGGGGCGAATTGTACCGGCATATAAATGCAAGTTGCCATTGCATTGCGGACATTTCAAGACACCCCTAAAAATAGCGTTATGTTTAGATTTGCTTTTATGTGTTTTGTTTTCTATTGCGTTAATTACTTTGTGATAGTCATCATCGCTTAATACAGGTTCGTGCGTATTCTCCATAAATATACCGCCAAACTTTGTATGACCTCTTAAAACTGGATTTTTTATCAATCTTATAATTGTTTGCCTGTTCCAATTTTTTATTTTAGAAGGCTTCTTTTTTGAATTCAGTAACCTTGCAATTTCATTAGCGCTATTACCTTCTTTAAATTTCTTTACTATATATTCAATATATTTAGTGTTTTCATTCGGTACTAATTTACCTTCTATATTGTCATACACAAAAGGTTGCTCACGAATATATTTTCCACTTTCCACTGCTGCACGACTACCAAAGAGAGAGCGCTCTCTTATAGTTTCTCTTTCCCATTCAGCCATCGCGCCTACAATGGTTATAAATAACTTCCCTATAGCCGTTGTAGTATCAAAAACTTCTGTTGCGCTCTTAAAAGAAACATTGTTCTTTTCAAAACGTTCTAACATTTCTAAAAGATCTCTTACATTACGTGTTAGCCTGTCCAATTTGTAAACTAGAACCAAATCAAATTGAGTTAGTCTATTGAATAAATCCTGTAATGCTGGTCTTTTGGTAGAACCACCACTAAAACCGCCATCTGTGAAAACTTCATATTCTTTCCATTCATTAATTTCACAGAAAGAAATAAGTTTTTTTCTTTGTTCATGTATTGAAAATCCGTTTAAATTTTGTTCTGCAGTACTTACTCTCGTATAAATTGCTACTTTCATTCTTCCACTTCCTCAAAAAAAGTAAAAAATAATAAGGGTAGGCGTGCTACCCATATAATTATTCAGCTGTTGTATTTTGAACTTCTTGTTGTCTTTTAGCCCAACTTTCATAACCTTCGTTTTTACCAACCCAACGTGGGCCACCTACATGGGCATTTGGATCGTTCCAAACTTTCTCGCTATCTTTACGTGCCTGTTCATAATCTCCACGACCATAACCCATTTGAGATTCATCATGAGTTGTGGGCGGTGTTTCTTGAGTATTTGAAGTTTGATCATTAGTTTGAGTAGAGTGGTCAGTTTGTGAATTTCTACTAGCACTAGCTACGTTATTTTGATTATTATTTGTTGATTGACTATTATTATTTGAATCACTAGTTGTTCTGTCATCTTCAGTTTTACTTTCTTTAGAATTGTTATCATCTGTTTTAGCGGTAGCTACATTTTTTGAATCATTATCTTCTGATTTATTATCTTTTTTACTATTATCTGTTAAATCTTCTGTTACTGAATAATCTTCAGATTTTAAGTCATCTAACTTAATTGTTTTAGTACCTAATTTTTTACCATCAGCACCTTTTGTAGCTTTTAAAACTACATCTTCATCATTTTGTAATTTGTAAGTCATGATACCTTTTGCAGTTTTGCCTTTTTTAATAGTGTCGTTACTATGTTCGTTCCATTCACCAAGTTTTCCGGTAGTAGGTGTAATTCCGACATCTAATTTATTTACAGTATTGTCACTATCCTGAGTTGCTTCAAAACAAGCAATCCATACATTCATTGAAGTTATATCTTCGCTATCTGATTTGTTTTTAACATGATACTTGAAAGCTAATAATTTATCACCTGAATCTTTGTCATTAAGAATAAAAGTATCATCAATTTTTAATACTGCTTGATCTAAAACTAGTGTGTCATTTTTGAATTGTGGTTTATCTTCACTTACCTTTTCAGTATTTTTATTATTGTTGCCACATGCACCTAATACTAATAAACTTGCAAATATTAAAAATAAAACCTTTTTCATTCTACATTTCTCCTTTGTTTATATTTCTTTATATTTAAAAACTCTCAACGGATCAAATGTAATTAAGTATTCTCCGTAGTGAGTTCCAATACCATATTTATTTTTGTAATGTTTCAATATTTCTAATACGTGTTCTTCGCTTAATTGAACATATTCAGCTAGTTCATATAAGTTACTTATACCGTAATGATGTGCTTCTACGATAATACGTATGGGCAACGCCGCCTCGTATCCATGACGTCTTGCATAGTTTTCGAACTTACGATTAATCCATCTGGATTGGTCTAAAATATTCCCATATGTAAGTTTATGGTGTGCCAGTTCTTCGTAGAGAACTTTTATTTTTTCTTTTTCGGACAAGTCACTTTTTATATAAACAGTTCCGTTCATATAAAATCCCGATTGGAAAGATGGCAGTTTGTTAGTTTCTTTAATTTCTACCATATCATTATCTATACAAATTTCTTCATATAACCCCATAAAAACACCCTTTATTTGTCTCTATTTTTAATCCACTCAATAAACTTATTGACTTCTTCAATTTCTTCTTCTGTTAGACCCTCTTTGTCAAAATGAGCAGCCATAGTGTCTTGTTGTCTTGTTTGTTCACTTCCATCAAATCCAAGTAAATACTCTGTACTAATATGGAGCGCATTCGCAAAATCTTCCGCACGGTTTAACGGAAATTCTCTTGTTAAATTCAAGTAACGTGATACAGCAGATTTAGCAACTCCAACACGACGAGCCAATTCACTAAGTGACATGTTTTGTTCTTTCATAGCTGATTTAATTAT